CGGAAGTATAGATAATGTCATACGTACACAAGTTGCTAAGGTAGGTAAAGTGCATGGCTGGTAAAAAAAGTAAGATTTCAAAACAGGGTTCAGTCAGGAAGTCAAAGACTACAAAACCCCCGACCAAAGAAGAAAGTCTTTCCAGAGTTGTAAGGGACATGGAGGCTATTACGACAGGCAAGGATTCGAGGCATCATTTAAGATGAAGAAAAATGCTGTAGCGAAATCTACTCCAGTAGAGACATTTCATTCTAATGCGGATGAAACTGAGTTTACTATCAATACCTATCAAGATTGCGAACCTATACTGGAAGAAAACAAGAAAGCATATAATAATTATGGTGACTTGTTAACTCCCGGAAAGGCTGGTGAAGGTGTAAGGGTTGCATCTATACCGCTAAATGTATGGACTCAGTGGATGAAAGAAACCAATGGTGCAATAGAGAAAGATCATAAACTTATGAAGAAGTATCTAAACGACCCTGATAACAAATATTTTAGAACAACTCCAACGAGGGTTTAATTATGTGGTTATACGCACATGGTGTTTTAGGACACACACAAAGAAACTATAGAATTCTGAATCAAAACGTATTCTTCTCAAAACGTAATATACCCTAATGGCTATAGGTACTTACAGCGAACTACAGACTGCTGTAGCTAACTGGTTAGACAGGGATGATCTAACAGATAGGATAACAGAGTTTATCGCTTTAACGGAGGCCCGCATGAATCGGATTCTCCGTTTGTCGATAATGTTGAATGTAGATCAGACTACATTAGGCGGGGCCGCCGCATTAGTGGGCGGAACTAGAGAATATGCCTTACCTTCTGGCTACCTTCAGATGTTGGATTTTCATCTAAGAACTAGCCCTATAACTACGTTATCCTACATCACTCCAGAGAATATGAACAGGATGTGGGCGGGAAGCCAAGGCGGGAAGCCACTCGCTTATACTATCTTCTCAGATAATTCTAGTGGAACGCCAATAAAGAAAGTTCGTCTAGGGCCATCGCCAGATGTTGCTTATGATTATTCGATAACTTTTTTCAAGAAGATTGATGCTCTCTCGATTACTAATACTACAGAGCAGATGTTGACAAACAATCCAGATGTATATCTGTACGGAGCGTTGATGGAGGCAGAGCCATTCCTGATGAATGACGCTAGAGTTCAATTATGGGCTACAGCCTATCAACAGGCAATTTCTGATTTGCAGGAACAAGACAACAAAGACCGTCATTCTGGTAGTACGATGAGGGTTATGAATACAGGTGGGTATCACTAATGGCATTAGAAACTGGTAATTATATTGATGATCTGGTAATCACAAACCCCACGGCTTCAGATCCAATTAGTCAGGGCGATGACCATCTTCAATTAATCAAGAAAGTTGTAAAGCAATCGTTCCCGTCTGTTGACGGAGCGGTACACGCTATACACCCCACCTCGACAGAACCAGCAACATCCCTTACCGCTGGCCTTATGTGGTTTGATACAGCCGCAAATCTATTGAAGATAAGAAATGAAGCTAACGATGCGTGGGTTACATTAGCAGTATCCATCATAACAAGTAATTCAGTAGACGTTGATGCGGGAACTGTTGACGGAGCGGTGATTGGCGGGACAACTCCTGCGGCAATTACAGGAACGACCTTAACTGGTAATACAAGTCTTGCATTAGCTACGGGCGCTACAGTCACTGGTATTGATAATGGTGCATTAGGTTCTAGTGCTACACTGCTTGCGACTCAGGGCGCAGTAAAGACCTATGTAGACGCTCAAATAACTGCGGAAGATTTAGACTTTCAAGGTGATAGTGGGACAGGCGCGGTAGACTTAGATTCGCAAACATTGGATATAGCTGGTGGTTCTGGTATTACCACTACTGCTGGGTCACAAACTCTGACCGTTGCTGGTGATGATGCAACTACGTCAGCAAAGGGCGTAGCCTCATTCTCCTCTGCCCACTTCTCAGTTTCTAGTGGTGCAGTATCCATAGCTACTGATGGTATCGATGATACGCTAATTGACTTTGGTACAGGTGCTAATCAGGTTAGTACTGCTGACGTTCCAGAAGAAACAAACCTTTACTATACTAATGTTAGGGCAGATGCTCGAATAGCAGCAGCAGATATTGGCGATCTAAATAATGTTAATACTGCTGGGCTTGCTGATAACGACATCTTAAAGTACGACTCTGCATCTAGTGCTTTTGTAGCAGAACCCGATAGAATTGCTAACCATCTCACGACTAAAGGTGACTTGCTTGGTTATTCAACTACGGAGGCTCGTTTCCCTGTTGGGACGAATTCCTATCCTTTGGTTGCAAATTCCTCCGCAACCTTCGGAGTCAACTACGCACAACTAGCAACCGCTGGTATTGCGGATGATGCAGTAGGCGCTGGTCAACTAGCAGATACTGCAGTTTCGGCGGGTGCTTATACCCTTTCTTCAATAACAGTAGATGCTCAAGGGAGACTGACATCGGCATCTAGTGGTACTCCCGGCGCTACTGCTGGCTTCTCAGTTGCAATGGCGATTGCTCTCTAAAGGTAAATATTATGGCACAAGACTTTACAAAAGACTACAAATCACAGGTTACTACTGCAGCGCATACGCTACGCACAGCTAACTCTAATGATGCGTTGATTGGCATTAGGCTAACAAACATTACAGCGAGTGCGGTTACTGTAGACGTATGGATTGATGTAGCGGCTGCAGGATCAACAGCATCTGTAGTTTACATTGCTGATGACCTACAGATTCCCCCAAAGGCATCAGTTGAGTTGATACAGGGTGGCGCTAAGATAGTTATCCAGAGTACTGATCTTCTAAGGGTTCAGGCTTCTGCGGCAGATTCTATAGCGGCTTGGGTTAGTGTTGTAGACGCTATCTCAGCATAGGAGGCATTATGGCTGGCGAAACAAATGGAACGCTGTATCTTAACAATCCGCCGGGTAAGGAAGGATTCTTTGAGACTGCTGCAACTATTGATGGAGACTACACGATTGCAGACAATGCAGTAATCGCTGGTCCCACAACCTTCACTGGAACCATAACAGTTACAGGAACACTGGTGATCGTATGAGCAAGATTAATGTAGATACATGGGAACCTGAATCTGGTACTGCTGCTACTCTTATGGCAACTGGTGATACCGTTACGGTGCCGTCGGGTGCAAGTTTGGTGGTCGCAAGTGGAGCGACGATCAATATTACGGGTGCAACGCAGACGGGATTTCCTACTGGTGGCTTGCTTGGTCTTGTGGTTTATACGGGGGATGGCACATACACCAAAGGCGGAACTTCAAACGGAACAGCGGGTGATGAGGGAAGCGCAGATGTTACCAAAGTGATAATTGAAGTACAGGGTGGTGGTGGCGGAGGAGGAAGTTCGCCTTCTAGTTACCCCGAATATAGTCTAGGTGGTTCTGGTGGTGGTTATGCAAAGAAATTTATAGATGTAAGTTCTGTAACAGCTTCTGTTATTACTGTTGGTGCTGCAGGAGTAGGTTTTAACAGCTCATTAGGGGGGCAAGGGACTGATGGCGGGGATAGTTCTTGGGTTGACACCGCCTCCGGCGGATCATCAACAGTAACTGGTGTTAAGGGTGTTGGAGGGTATGCTAGTTATGGAATCGTGGTTGGTGGTTCTGCAACAGGCGGCGATATAAATATAAAAGGTGGAGATGCTGGTTGGGGTGGACAATACGGGACACTTGCTGGCGCCAGTATTCTCGGCATGGCTGGAAAGAATGGTTATGTCACTAGCGGCATTTCAACTGCGGGAGGCGGTTATGGCGCTGGTGGCGGCGGAAGATACATAAACTATCCTGCTTCAAATGCGTCTCCCGGCATCGTATTAATTTGGGAGTATGCATGATGAATAAATACGCGCATGTTGAAAATGGCATCGTAACGAATATTAGTCTATGGGATGGGGTTTGCGAGTACAACCCCGGAGAGAATGTGACGATGGTTCTTGCTGATGACAATGCCCGTATCGGCGGAACATACGATGGCACGTTCCACTTTGTAGAACCTCCCCGCCCAGAACCTACAGCAGAACAAGTAGCCGCAACCGAAGCAAAAGCAAGTGCCATTGAAAAACTAAAGGCTCTCGGCCTAAACGATGCTGAAATAGCCAGTATCACAGGAGGATAGTATGGCATCCGAAGTAAAAACAAATAAACTATCTCCTTCAACTGGAACTACGTTAAGCGTAGGAGACTCTGGAGACACATTAGCTTTAGCAACTGATGCTGTTACTGGGTTTAATGTCGGGTCAGATGCTGCTGGAGATGTTCTATATAACGATGGTACAGATTACACAAGGTTAGCCAAGCCGGGAACTCCTGCTGATGAAGTATTAACGTTTGCCACGGGCGCTACAGCACCCAGTTGGGTTGCCGCTGGTGGTGGTGGGTTGAATTCTGTTCAAACATTCACGGCATCTGGAACATGGACAAGACCAGCCGACGTTACAAAAGTAATTATGTATGTTACTGGTGGCGGAGGCGGTGGTAAGTCGGGGACAGCACCAACTTCAACATGTGGAGGGTTTTCTGGCTCAACTGCGATTAAGTTTTTAGATGTTTCTAGTATTTCAACTGCCACAATAACTATCGGGGGCGCTGGAGTCGCTGGGGCATCTCCAACAGCCGGAGGAAACTCTATTTGGTCAGACGGCACCAACACTATTACTGGTGTAGGAGGAGGCGCAGGAACTAATTCGACTCAAAATACTGGCACTCGACCTACAGCAACAGGTGGTGATATTAATTTATCTGGTGGTAGTACAACCGCTAGTAATTATGCGTCCATGGGAAGTTATTGGGGTTCGGGGTCTAATGTAAATGCTGCTGGGTTAAATCCCGGAGAGGGAGGTTATGGGCCATATTTTGGTACTGGAGGCAATGGCGCAGCGGGTATCCTTTATGTGCAGGAGTATAAATAATGGCTAATTACGCGGTAGTGAAAAACGGCTATGTAGAAAACATGATTGTCTGGGATGGTGTGCGTGAATTGTCCATACCCGATGCTGAGTTAATACTTGCTGATGACAATGCTCGTATCGGCGGAACATACGACGGTGCATTCCACTTTGTAGAACCACCTGTTCCAGAACCGACAGAAGAACAGGTAGCAAAGCAAGAGCGACTAGACTCTGTCAAATCAAAACTTGAGGCTCTTGGCCTGACTACAGAAGAAGTGCAGGAGGCTTTTGGATTATGAGTGAAGTTAAAGTTAATAAAATCTCTCCTCGATCATCGACTACTGTAACACTGGGCGATGCTTCTGATGTATTTCAACTACCAGCATCAGCAGAGATTGACATAGCTAGTGGAGCAACGCTAGATGTTAATGGGACTATTGATATCACGGGTGCGACAGCTACTGGGTTTCCTAGTAGTGGGTTTGCTTCCTTACAACTGTTTGTCTCTACAGGTACTTGGACAAAACCTGCTGATATAACAACAATAATAGTAGAGGTACAAGGTTCTGGTGGTGGTAGCGGATCACTTGATGCTTCAGGATATGTTGGTGGCTCTGGCGGCGGTGGTGCTTATGCATTGAAAGTCCTAGATGTTACAAACATTGATACAGCGACCGTTACTGTTGGTGCAGGAGGTCTTGCCGCAGCGGCTGGCAATACATCTTCTTTTGCTAAATTAGCAGGAAGTGGATCATTCACAACTGTAACTTGCGCTGGTGGTAATGGTGGCGCAAATGGTTCTGGCGCTCAAGGAAATGGCGGAACTGGTGCTGCGACCCCGACAACAGGTGACATTAATTTAGCAGGTGGCGATGGCGCTCATGGTAGTGCAAATTTCCTTACCGCTATTGGTGGGTCAGGTCAACTTGGTCAAGCAACACTTCACAATATTGGCACCTCTCAAGCAGCAAGAACCCCAGTAGGTTATGGGGCGGGGTCTGGTTCTGGCACTGGCAGCTCACAGGCTGGTGGTGTAGCGGCTACTGGGACAGTAAGAGTTTGGGAGTATAAATAATGGCTAACTACGCAGTAGTAAAGAATGGTGTGGTAGAAAATATAATAGTTTGGGATGGAATTGCAGCTTTTTCTGCACCTGATTCCGAACTGATTGAAGTCACGGCAGATACCCGCGTCGGCGGAACATACGACGGTGCATTCCATTATGTAGAACCTGATCCCGGGCCAGACACGCGCACTTATGACGAGAAACGCAAAGCAGAATACCCATCTATAGATGAACTGACTGTAGCTCTTTGGGAAGGGGTTGTAGAAGAAAGAATGGCTGCGGTTACTTCACTAGAAGGTAAGCGTCAGGCAGTTAAAGCTAAATATCCTAAGTGAGTTTTATAGTAGGGATAGCAAGAATAGCGCATTGGTTTCTAATTCCTTTCTTGATAATCTGGATGACAATAGCACCAAACGATATGCTACCTAACTGTCTTATCGAGGCTAAAGAAATGGTATCTAATAAATTTAGTGGGAGTTATTTCGGGGAAGAATAATGGTTACAGTAACAGACAGCGCAATGGATAAGGTTGCTAACCTATTAGAAAGCCAACCAAGCATGGTGGGCATCCGTGTGTTTGTATATGGGGGAGGTTGTAGTGGAATGAAACACAGTATGACCTTTGCTGACGCCAGAGAAGAGCGAGACATTGAACTTGCATCCAATCTCTACATAGACCCAGTAGCGATCCAATTCATGGATGGTGCCACGATAGATTACGATGATTCAACTATGAACCCTACCTTTAGATTCCTTGATGTGTTTCAGGCGCAGGGCGGTTCAGGTACATGCGGTGGTTGTGGGGCTGCTGGTGGATAAGGGAAGCTATTTCGGAGAACAGTATTGGCATTAATTGCTTTAGAAAATGCTGGACAGACAGGAATTGTCCAAGACATCCAGCCGTGGCAGTTGCCCATCAATGCGTGGAGCGATGGCAACAATGTACGGATGGAGCATGGCTCTGTATTTAAATGCAAGGGCTATTCTTCGGTCATGGAAACCTGTCCTATCGCCCCTTATCATATTGGCTACGTTAAGGCATCAGGAAATAAATACTGGATAGCCTGCGGTCTTGCAGCTATCCATGTCTTCGACGCTACAGAAAAGACAACCAACCTAGATGGTGGTATTGGTGCAGCGGCTACAGGTATTACAGTGGATAGTGTAATTGGTTTTGAGACTGCTGGCACTATAACTATAGGCTCCGAAGATATTCCCTATACAGGCATTTCAACAAACACGTTTACGGGATGTGTAAGGGGAGGCGGTGCTACTACCCATTTAGATGGAGCAACAGTAACCAGAACCAAGAAGTGGTATGACATCACCAGAGGTGGTGGGGCTGGCGGTGCATATTCAGCTACTGCTGCGGAGACTTGGACTTCTACGGTTATAGGCGGTGTGCTTGTAGTAACCAATGGGGTTGACGAACCTCAGTTTTGGGAACTTGTTGATGGTGTGCCAGCAACCATTCAGAAGATGCAGAACCTAACTAACTGGCCTGCGGCGACAGAATGTAAATCAATGAGAGCGTTCCGCTCGTTCTTGGTTTCCCTCAATATAACCGCATCAAATGTTAATTTTCCAAGAGTAGTTAAGTGGTCAACAGAAGCCGCCATACAGGCAGTTCCCTCATCTTGGAACGAGGCAGACGCCACCGTAGATGCTGGTGAATACGAATTAGCAGACACTAAAGGAGCAATACTAGACGGTCTTCCATTGCGTGATTCCTTTATGATCTATAAGGAAGATGCTGTCTATTCAATGACTTATGTCGGTACACCTTTTATCTTTTCATTTAGGCAGCTTTCACCTTCAGTTGGGATTCTCTCTAAAAACTGTGTTGCCGAGTTCGACGGAGGCCATTTTCTTTTCGGTAATGGTGACATTTACCTGAACGATGGTCAAAGGATTACATCCCTATTACCCCACAAAATGCGGGATCATGTATTCGCGCTAGTAGACGGGGGTCAAATTGAGAAGTCTTTTGTAGTCGCTGACTACGGAAGAACAGAGATGTTAGCTTGCTTTGTTTCTACAAGTTCTGGTGCTGATAACCAATGCGACAAGGCTTTGATATGGAATTGGGTTAATAATACTTTTTCCATTAGGGACATACCCAATCTTGCACATATTGGTTACGGAAGTGTGAAGAATGAGTTGGCCTATACAACTTGGGCCGCTGCTGCTTTACTCGTGCCACCCCCAACATGGGCAACTGCTATTGGAGCATGGGCAGTATCATGGGATGATGTGGAGAATGTACTTCTTTTTGCTGACCCTGTAAGCACAAAACTATACAGGGATGGATCTGGAAATAAGGAAGATACTACGGATATGGTATCCTATATCGAAAGAACAGGCTTGACATTCACCGCCCAAAATCAGCCAGACCAATCAACGGTAAAACGCGTAAAGGCTATCTGGCCCAAGATGACCATAGCGAGTAGCGATACAGTAAATTTCTACATAGGCACACAGATGTCTACAGAAGAAGCCATCACATGGAGTTCTCCAATAACTTTTAATCCAGATAGTCAATCCAAGGTATCTTGTAGAGCGAGTGGAAAACTTTATGGCATTAAGATTGAATCTACTGGTGACACTTCTTGGAGACTAGATGGGTTGGAATTTGAGTTAGACGATGCGGGTAGGCGTGGTTCGAGGTCTTACTAATGGCAATGGCTTCTGTAAAGAAGGTCAAGTCTGTAGTTCGCTACGAGCCGGGACCTCTACCAGAGAATAAGGAAGACTTAGGCATTTACGTAGTTACGGAGTTCAAAAGATTAGGAAATATACTATTCAACCAATCGGTGATGAGACTTGAAGAAACAAACACAGCACCAGCAAAACCAAGAGACGGTGACATCAGATATGCTGACGGCTCAAATTGGAATCCGGGAGCGGGCACAGGAATTTATTGGTTCGATGGGTCCTCCTGGACCAAAATGTAGAGTCGCTTTAATCTTCCCTGAAGATATTGATGTTGTCTGGCCTCATGTAAAGGACCATATAGCAAGAAGTGCTGCACGAGCTGAAGGGGAACTAACACCTGATGATTTCTTCGCATTTCTAGTCGATGGTCAAATGCACCTATGGGTGGCTATAGAAAATAAGAATATTATAGCCGCGATGGTAACGCAGGTTATCGTATACCCCCGCAAGAAGGTGTTAAGAATTGTTGCTATAGGGGGAGAGGGAATGGAAAGATGGAAGCAGTTCTTCCCAACGCTAGAAGACTTTGCCATGTCCTTGGATTGCACCTCCCTGGAAGCCTGGGGCAGGAAGGGCTGGACAAAGATCCTAAAAGATTGGAAATCCTCGTACATCGTGTACACTTATGACTTAAAGAAAAAGAGTATTCATTAATGAGCTTACATAAAATCCACACCCGCATTGTTATTGACTCTCTGACCGGAAAGGTCGAAGAGGATGAATTCTATTGGCATGATACCGATAAAGACGGTCCTATCTCTCAGTTAGGTGGGGGTGGTGGTGGTGGAGATGGTGATGCTGATGTCGAAGGATACGGCGATGATATGGGATCTGATGAATCGGGTTATGGTGACGAGGGTATAGGCATTGGAGGATATTCTGACGCTGTCTCTGCTGGGCTCGACGCTGTTGATGCTGCTACTGTTGCAGACGCCGCTGGCCCTGGCCCATCAGGAGCCCCAGGAACTGGAGGCCCCGTTGGCCCCTCTTCTGAAGCCGACACCTCTCTTGATGACCATAGTGACCCTGGAGCTGGCGGACCCCCTGGAGGGCACCCGGATCATGGAATGTCTGGTGTTGGTGGGCCTACTGCTGGCTCTGGAATGGAAAGTGCAACAGGCGGTGCAGCCTCGATGGGCCTTGCTGGAACCTCTGGCGGTGGTGCAACTTCGTCTTTTGGCGACTTCGGAGGATTGATTGATCCCACTTGGGGCTGGGGAATTGATGATGCAGCAACTTATGGATACGGTCATGGGTTGACTCCAGCAGGAAAACTGGATTGGCCCGATGGTGATGACGAAGTTTCAGAAGGCGGTGGCGAGCCACCACCCGGCGGAACTCCAGGCGCTCCAGCCCCAGGTGCTCCGGCTCCAGGCGCTCCGTCTCCTGGCGCTCCAGGAGTTGTGGGCGGTCCATTACCGGGATCAATAATCCCCCCTTGGTGGTCTGGATCACCTCATGCTGAATATGAATGGGGAAGGTACGGTACGCCATACGCGATCCCATCTCCACGATGGGAGGGTGGTGACGTTCCAGGGCATCTAACTGGGTATATGCCTCATTATGAGGGACTTCTTGAAAATGCGTACACATATCCAGATATAAAGGCCCTTGGCCTTATTTATGGAGCTCCTCCACCAGCGCCTCCTGCTGAAGAGGACGATGATGATGATGGTGAAGAAGAAGAGAGTGGTGGTGAAGGCGGAGATCCAGTAGAATGATATACAAAAGAAGTTCAGTAACTGACGGAGAATAACCTATGGGCGGCGGATCACAAACAACTAGAACAGAACCCTGGGACGCGCAGAAACCCTATCTTAAATATGGTATGGGCGAAGCTCAGCGCATGTATACTATGGGCGTTCCTGATTACTATTCGGGGAAAAGCATAGCTGGATTCGACCCAGCGCAAGAAGCTGCTCAAGCATACACTCTAGGTTACACTAAGGGCACCAGACCAGCAGAGATGCAAAAAGCTGCTGAAACCCAAGGCATGCAGCTTATGGGTGGTGATGTTGATTACTCTTCAGGGAACTTCGGTAGAATGGCGACTGCTTTGGGTGATCAAGCTAAAACGCAATTAACATCAAATGTTCTTCCAGGAATAAGACAGCAGATGGTTCAATACCAGCCCGGAGGAAGCTCTAGAGGTGATATAGTGCAAGGAAACGCTATTGCTGCTGCAAACCAACAGATGACGAATAAGTTAGCAGAGATGTATGGAGGCGCATACACTCAGGCGCAGGGAATGCGTCCTGGCGCTGTAGGGATGTATCCGTCATTAATGTCGGCTCCATTAGGTATCTCTGGAGCTATGGAAGATGTTGGCGCTGCAAGGCAAGACATGACTCAGAGAGGGCTAGATGAAGGGGTGTCCAGATATAAGTATGACGCTACTAAGGGACAACAGGCTCTCACCAACTATATGGCTGGCATATCGGGTGATTACGGATCTACTACACAACAGCCTGGACCTAGTGGGTTACAGACTCTGGGAACGATTGCCTCTATAGCGTCTATGTTCTCAGATGAACGCTTGAAAGAGGGTGTAGAACAGGTAGGGGTCCATAAGGGATTTAATATATACGAATATAATTACATATGGAGTCCTAAGAGGTGGATCGGAGTCATTGCTCAAGAGGTTGAAAAGATTATGCCTGAAGCGGTTATTAAGATTAACGGATATAGGCTTGTTAATTACGGCAAGCTGTTCGGAGCCACATAATGTCTGGTGGAATGGCATCTATAGGGAGTATGCTTGGCATGAATCCTGGCGCGGCTGGTACAGGATCTGGTGGTTTATTGGGGAAAGTATTTCCTAAAAGTCCTGATCCGTTAGATCCAAAGTTTAACCCAGATGGAACGTATGATCCGCTTTTGTATCAACAGGCTTCAAGCCAGTACGATATAAAGAAGGGCAAGCAAAAACAAGCGTTAGAGTTTATGGCAGCTTTGAATAAACCAAAGCCATTCACAGGGCATAAAAAGACCCCTGGTGGTAAGTTTGTAGCTCAACCGTTTGACTCTGGCCCTATGGTTCCAAGTCAAGAGGACCCTGGAGTAGCTGGCCCCGCGACAAACACAAGAGAGCGGCTAATCTCTAAAAGACAGAAAAAGGAAAAAAGGCACTCGGCAGGAGGGTTGTTAGGATAATGGCTCATAATCCAGAACACACAAGGCTTAGAGGGGCTAGTGGGCTCCTTCCACTCACAGAGGAGGAGAAGCGGGAGTTTCTTGCTCTTGAGGGAATTTATGATGAAAAGCTAGGCTCTGATGTATCCTTCGGGGGTGAACGTGCTAATATTGCACCGTATCTTCATCCTAATATGTCGGCGAATTATCCTGGCAGTTCCCCCTCTGCGGTAGCAGCTAGGGAAGGCTTTTCAACTTTCCCAAGAGGTACAACCGCATCTGCTCCGTTAAACTTGCAAGGCATTCAACATAATGTTGTAGCCGATGCTGCTAAAAAAGCTAATCAATACGCTTTGCAGACAGCAGTCCAAGACAGGAAGGTAAATCAAGCCGCTCACCAGAGCGATATGACATCTCTTCTTATGAGCATGGCTACGGGACAGAGGATTAGTAGTTACGGAACCTCCTTGCGGTCAGGCACATCAAACACCGCATCTAATCTAGCGCATCAAAGAAGGCTTAAAAATGCTGCAATCAGCAAGGGTCTTGTTTCCATTATTGACAAGTATAGCGATCAGATAAAAAGCAAGAAGGACGTAGAGAACCTTATCCTGGCTGTTCCCGGCCTTGATATAGATCAGAGGAAGGATTTAAGGGCGGAGCTTAACGAGTGGAAGGAAGAAGACTTCAAGCCTATGACGGCCTTTGTAGACGGGAAGATTAAAGTTCTATTCCGAAGACCAGGAGATCTTAATAAGAAGGAAAGAGAAGCTGGCTATACGTTTGATATGACAATAACAAACGCTTTGAAGGGTCAAGGAGAGGCCGAGATGGTGGGTAATGCTTTGAATAAATTTTCTACATATTTTTCTGCGTTGCCAGAGAGCGAAAGAACCAGGCGTAAGGTGTTGACCTGGACAGCTAGAGAAGGGTATTACAGAAGCCCCGTTATTATGTCAGCTATAAGAGATCTGGTTGGTGATTTAATACCAAAACCCGCATACGAAACGCGCTATTTTCCAGGCAAGAATGGGGCGATGGATCAGCGTACAGTGAGCAGTGAAACCCCTTTAGGAAAGGGCGAGGTGCGTAGTTTAGAGCACGCTCAACAGAACGCTAAAACATTGCATCAAAAAATACAAGAGGAGGTTATTGCAGCTAATAGCGGTTTGGAACTGGACAGGCTGTTGGATATGTATCGTGTACGGATGCAAGAAAACCCTGGACTGATGGCTTTATTGGAGGGAACGGCTGCTGACAGAGAGCAAGCATTTCTAAATAGGGTTACAGCAGCGCAGACGCAAGCGGCAACGGTTGTCAAAGCCGAAGCAGATGCTATGGACGCTGCTGCTGGAGTAATGACAGGCGGAGAAATATTTTCAGTAAAGTATGGTGGCGAGGACGGAAAGACGGTGTTAACGGAATCCGATCCGGAATTTAAGGACGCTAAGTGGAGCGCGAAGCGGCTTACCAAAAACCAACTGCTTAAGGACGCTCAACTGGTGACCCCAGAACTTACTCCAGATAACGGATATTACACTAGGGAAGGGGCCGAGAAATCGCAGACATGGGTTTCTGTGGGGACAGGTGGCGAAAGGCAGCTTATGAACGTGATTGTGGATTCCTTTGGAAACAAAATCCCTCTAGGAGAAGCAACAAAAGAAGACTACGGTACGTTACAGTGGTTAGAGATGGATGCTGATGGCGATATGCAGAGAAAGGAGTTCAATTACTCAAATCCAGTTGACCTAGCTAAAAAACGGAAAGAACTAATCGCTAAAGACAAAGGCATAGACTCAACCTCTATATCTGTAGTAGGTAGCGACCAAGACAGGTACATACCTGACGATAGTAAAGATTGGATCTGGGTTAATGTGCCTTCAGGGATAGAAAGAACAACGACAGATCCAGATACTGGAAAGATAACAGTCTTAGCAGACGATACAAGACACAGTTGGGAAAAGAGGTATACCCCAAAGTTTGCTACAGCTCATTTAGTGAAGAATTTTGATAAATATATTGGCCCTTTGAGAAAGAGCTATGAGCAAGTAAATATCACTGCCGATAAAATACGAGGATTAATTGAATTAGAGGGTGAGCTGCTAGACTTAGGAATGATAGATGTGCAGTTGGTTACGGTATTCAAAAAGATTGACGATACATCGATGGTTACTGAGCAAGAGTTTCAAACCATAAAGGGCGCTGCTGCTGTTACAGACACTATGACAAGAGCGATCACTGCGTTCAAGCGTGGCGATCAACTTACTCCAGCGCAGCGGCTTGCGATATTAAAAGCCACTCAAATGGTTATGATTGTCGCAACCAATAAGTATCGACAAAGATTGCAAGACGCAAACGAAAAATTGCACTCAATGTATCCTTTGATGCCTTCGCCTACTGGAGATGAGATATCTTATCAAGATATTTTAGCTCCTAATATAACGAAAGAGTTCGATAAGGTAGATCAAATTTATGGCTACATTGACAACAGGTTACCTCTCTCCTCACCCCTCCTTGACAGAATGCAACGAAGTGATCTTGTAAATAGCAGGAATCGTCATGTTCTTCTTGGTGGAAAAAAGAGTGGTGGAGCGTTTGGCGCGAAATTAACGAAGCAGATTAGAGATCCCAGGGGGAAATTGACAACTGTCCCAACTACACGGCCTGAAAAGGTTCAGGGATTCTAATGGCAAAACCCGACTTCAAACAAGAGTATACATTTACATTCCCTTGGAATAATACGAAGTGGAGAAAGAGGGTTGTTCACGACCCTAACGATCCAGCGTCTACCTTTAAGAATTTAGATCCTCTAGTGCAGTGGTCTATTGCGGTAGAGCAGCGTCATTCTGATCCAGCTTCCTTTGAGACAGGTCCATTCCAGTACAAGAAAGATCCAGCCTTGCCAGACGAGGATGAGGGTAATTGGGCTGATTACGACCCAAAGGACCTTCCAGGTCAGGAATCTAAAGAAAAGTGGCGTATGCGTGGCAGGAGTTTTTTAGACTTCGTCACTTTCGGGGCTAATGATGAAATGGTAGCTGGTCTAAAATCTATGATTGCTTTGGTTCCAGGAGGCAAGACCCCTTCAGAGGCTTACAAGCAATCAATGGAAGGAGAGTCTCAATACCTTACACAGGCTCAGATGACAGATCCTGTAGGGACGGCTGCTGCTCACACAGTTGGAGGGGCTTCAATGCTGGGGATGGGTGGTCCTATGGCTGCTGCTGGTAAAACATTAACTAGGGCTTTGCCTGAAACGGCAGCCTTTTTAGGCGCGAGAGGGCCAACATGGCTACCCTCCGTAAAGACGAAGTACATGGGAGGGCATACGGTAAGAGATCGTGTTCCGCTTATGAAGGACAGTGCTGGACAGCCATCCCCATGGACCATACCGAAAAGCTTTGGTGGGACAGCAATAGATGCCAGCCTTCGACAGGCCCCTTATTTGAGAAGGCACTGGAAAAAGCCATTGGATAGGTTTGGCCCAGCGGCTGGGGTTGGTATGGGGTTTGGAAGCGCATACCATCTTGGATCGGGTCAAGGCAGTTTAGAGGAGCGGACTAAAGGCATCGCTCCATCAGCGGCACTTGGTGCGTCCATAGGCCCTATTTTCGGAGGAGTTAGCTCTCTTATTCCTGGTTACTATAGAAACCAAGCAGGAAGTCTAGTACCCTTGAATAGGACGGGAGAGATTATACAAAACAGATTCCGACCTAAAGTAGAACTTGCAGACAGGTTCCCTGAAGCTGAGTTTGGAGGTGCTGCTGCTGAGATAGGAGCAGAAGCTGTTAAAGATTTTGGAGGAAGTGGAAATCGGTTTATTGATCCTTCTTCTATTAGGCTTCCGATAACTAGCGCAAGATACCCAAAGGAAACGATCCAAGATTACGGATATAATAGACGCTTGGGGTTTGGGTCAGCTAACATACCGGGATATGTCTCCGCATTAGGTGAGAAAGTGTTCAGGCTGGGCGGCAGGACAGAAGCAAAGGTAGATGCCGCCAGGAAGTTTGAGGATAGAGCCCTTAGAAGCGAGGAAGCGGTCCTTAGTCCATTAGAAGCCGCAGCTGGTGTAGACGTTGCGAAAAGACTTCAGGGTAGATATGAAACGGTTAAAAAAGAGACTACACCAGCGTATAGAACGGCCTATGATGAGCCGCCTTCAATAGTAACACAGCCTATTAGAGACGTTATATTAGCAGACTCTAATATAGCTAAAGGGTTTGCAGAAGCGACCAAAATAAGAGCCGCCCGTATAGGGAAACCCGGAGAAAACCTTCCAGCGGGAGATCCTTTTTCTAGATACCCCACGGTCCAAGAGGTCTTGAATAGCTATAGATTGGTGCCAAAAGATCTGAGCATTCAGCAGGCACAAGCTATAGCGGACAAGTATGGCCTCACCGTAATAGGCTCGAGGGGGGGCACTGGCTTGCGGGCATGGGCAATTCCTAAAGCTCGAGGTGGAAACAGGCAAGCGACAATGACCGCTAGAGAGGTACATGAATTAGCGCAGGGCATGCAGGGATTAGCAGCAAAGGAAACGGGGGCATTAAAGTCAGGAATTGAATCCAGAGTTACTCAATTAAAGAATTGGGGGTTTAATAAACCATCCCAGAGAGCTGCTGATGGAGTAGCAGAAAAGAAATTTAATATCGAGGACGCAGTTAAGAAAGGCAACGATTTTTTCACGGTAGCAACTTTTCGGCAAGCAAAAGAGTTTTTTAATAAGAATGATAAGGGAAGGCCGCGATCCAATATGGAGAAAGAATCGTTTAAGGACCAAGCTTGGCAGAATGCTGTTGCTTTGGTGAAGAGTGGAAAAGCAGATCTTACTACAGCAGACACCCTGAGGAGAATGAAGCTTCTATTTGGTCCTGACAAGGTAGGTTATAGAAACTGGCTCGGAGCAGTGAGGTCAGCGGAAAGATACAATATCGCAAACACCCGTCTTGGAAAGATAAGCGGGTTCGGTGATGGTATGGAGGCGATGAGCATCCGACAAAAGGTAGGTGCTTTTAGTAAGCGTACCGCAGAGTTTGCATTCTCAGTTCCTTTTGCGGCAGCTAGATCGTTAGACAGGGCTATGACCAGAGGCAAGATGATCTCTGAGAAAGAGAATAGAGATGCTATCATACAGTTGCTTACCGCTACTGGTCCCGACAAAGCGGCTGCTGAGCGTCTTATACAGAAAGAGCTGCTAAAGTCTAGTCCGAGAGACAGGTTCCCAAAAGATGTCAACGCTATTATTCGACTGGCTTTAGGCATGTCTCCGATGGCAGAACAAATAGACGAGATGCCAGGGGTAGGCCCTGCGTTAAAGGTAGGAGCTTTAGGAGCTCTTGGTACGGCTAACGCTTTGAAAGGACTGCTTGGGTTCTAACGGTGAAGCTAATTTTGTTTGTCCTGTGGGCTGCGCTTACGTTTTCTCCTGCTGTCGAAGCAGTGAACCCCAAGATATTTAAAGCCGTTGTATCTCTTCAAGTCCTGTGCACTTCAGGCGGTCCTGAAGTACTAATGGAAGAACTTCTTGAGGGCTATAATGAGAAGCCTGTTCACGGTATGGATATCAGTACAGACTCTGGATTGAATATACAGATGTATATTACAGAAAATAAAAATAATCCTAGTAGCACTGTCCTGTTGCATAATCAGAATGTAAATAAAACATGTATTTTCTGGTCCGCTAAAGACACCATCAAGACAATAGAAACAGAAAGCCTACCAGCTAAAAATCCAGAGGGGAAAACAGGTGTCTGAATATAATGGGCCAGAGCGTCGAGGCAACGGTGGATGGCATATGTCAAAGAGCCTAAGTGTCTCCCATCTATTAGGTACTCTTGCTATTGCTGTGGGATTCTTTACTTATGTAACTGGAATTGAACAAGATACCATTCGCAATCACCATGAAATCAAAAGTTTAGATCAGCGTATGGATCGCTCAGATGCTAGAAATTCTGAGCAATTTGGAGAGATAAAAGACATGTTGAATTCATTATCTACAAAAATTGATAACTTGGTCCATCGACGTGGACCATGAACATAACTCCTTCAGCAGATCAAAAAATAGAAGAGATCTTGGGGGATTCAGAACGATTGCGAATCTCTGTCAACGGAGGAGGATGCAGTGGTTTCACGGTAGATCTTTCACGAGAACAAGAGAAGAAGTCTACCAAAGACGATATATGGATCAATCCAAATATACTGATCGACTCCATCTCGGCGGAGTATTTGTCCAAGGCAACTCTGGATTGGACTGATGACGCATTCTCGCCAACATTCAAATTTGACATACCCAACACTAAATCATGTGGTTGCGGCAACTCTTTCACCCTTGAGGAAAGCTAATGGAATCATTAAAAAACTGGGCAAAAGAAAACCCTATGTTCGCAGTAGCAGCAGTTCTAATAGTCGCTACTATTGTCTACTCGCTGTTCTTTGGATCGGCGGATGTACCAGCCTAAAGAAAGCGGGGTTAGTAAGCGGAGCGAGTCTGGTAGCTGCCTCTGTGACCTCTGCCTTCAGTTCGGGTGTGACTGCACCTCTACTGGCAGGAGCATCCACTGCCTTTGTGACGAGTGTAACTGCGGATCAGATGCTTTCCTCACGAACTACCGCAACAGGAAGCACCACATTGAATAACTGTGCTGAATCTAATTTTTGGGATGTTATTGGTCAACTTATAGAGATGGGCGGATGGTTACTAATCTTAGTTGTATTGATTCCAATGGTGCTGGGCTGGATATTGCCAGGGCCCCTGGAAAGAAAGAAAAAGAAAAAATAGTCCTTGTTGAGGTTTCCTGGCTGGATTCTTACACGGCTTCAGGCTGGGAAGAGTACGCCCCAGAGAATACGCTTACTAAAACGTATGGCATCTTGGTGGACAAGAATGATACGTGGGTCACACTTGCCATGACAAAAGAAGAAGGCTACTGGGGTAATCTATGGTACATACCATCCCAAAACGTGCGCAGCATAAAGACGCTGCATACATCTAATGGAGCCACAGAGGAGTCGTAAAACTTAAAGGCTACAACTCAATGCGCCAATCGGAGCATAGGTAAAAGAACAGGGCGACCTAGAAAGGCGTTCACAAAAGAATATACACCTGAACATTCGTAGCCAAGGCCCCTAACGGGGCCTTTTTTTATAGGGCTCTTTGCGTGATTGCTCTAATACTATTGTAGTACCCCTCCCCGTCTAACCCCTCTAACATGATAACCCCTCTCCACCACTGATGCACAGTATCAGCGCACCAGGACTCACGGTACTTGGGGTGGGAGAAGCACCCAACACTAAGCCCAAAGATCTTTTGCCCGTCTGGCCTAGACTGTTCTGAGTGGTTGTATAGGTGTGAGTGCCCTTGGACCGCTGAGCAATGAAGCTTGGAAACAAGCTGGTGCCCTATGTGTATTGAGCTGATTGGCCTACCAGCTACCCCGCTAGTGAAGTAATGGCTAAATGAGATGTGCTGTATAGTCAGAACGCTTTTGAAAGGAGTCACCTTCCAGCCGAATTCCTTATACTTTAGATCGTCTATGCTTATAGACCCGTACAGCTCTGGACTAGCATTGGACGCTCTATCTATGCGGTCCTCGTGGTTACCAAGGGTCATGTATAGCTTGGGCTTGTACCCACGCACCTTCCTGATGGGCTTAAACAGCCTCTCCTGGGCATCTATTACAGAGGCTATGTCCTTGTAGTACCTTCGCCCCTCAAAGCCTCTGGTGCCACGATCATACGACGAGAGGCTAGCCATATCAGCCATGTCTCCAATGCAAACAATATGGTGTGGTTTCTCTTTAGCGATAAACTTCCCCAGTGTTTCAAACCTGTCGTTATCGTAGTCTGGATTAGCGTGCGGGTCACCAATAATAAGTAAATTCATTGTACAGTATCACTCCCAGGAAATTTAACAACACTTAACGCAGGGCTCTCAACTACCTCATCAATGGACTCATCCAAGAAGTCTGCGAATGTTTCCCATAACGCCTGCTCTCTAACACAGTCAGATTCGTTGGCCTCCTCCTCTATGATAGCTAAGAGAACTCCTCTATCAACCAAATCATTCTCAATTACCATTCGCATTAGCGAAACAGCAGCAGATATGTGGAACATCATCATCCCCGCTATTCCTGGCTCTTCATCACGCATGTTATTTGCTCCCTTTGTTTTCCAGGTCCTTCAGCCTACGGTAACCCTCTAGAAACCCCAAGAATGCGCGGAAGTTTTCTTCTATTTCTGAAGAGGCTTGCGCCTCGAAGTCCCCAGTTTTCTTATCAAACCTCAATATGTAAGCTTTCTCAACCTCTTCTCCATAGATGAGCTCTACACATTTAGCGTAAGCGGCACACTGTAGATGGTACGGGCTGTAGATTGCAGCAGATGTCTTGAAGTCGATGACAGAGAAGTCTCCATTCACTCTAGCCACAGCATCTACCGTACCCGCATACCATCTATGTGGGTGAAATACTTTCTCTTCTGAAGAAACCCATTCAATATCGTTTGTCTTTACCCACTCTCTGAACGCCCCTATAGAGGACTTAGCTTCCTCACTCTCAGGCATAGGGGGAGCCTCTCCGCGTCCAAGCTTCCATAAGATAGCTCCTTCAGCCCACTCGTGAACTTGTTGTCCTATGACTAAAGCGGCCCCTGATCTCTTCTTGTACGCACCACGTATGCCCTTCGCCATATCGTCAACAGTCATATCGCCTACGGTAAAGGGCTTTGCGTTAGCCTGGAAGTATTTTGCACCCTCACTTGCAGCCCAAGGTATCAATGCCGGTTTGGCAATGGAATCAAGGATGGTAGTTACAGACGGCGCGTATTTCCCATCTACAGTATAGTAGTGCTTCTTTGGGTTGAAATTTAGAATTACCTCATTTCCATCATGGTATTCTATTTTGTGGTCTGTATCCATTAGAAAGGTACGTCATCCTCCATGGTGGAGGTTGCTTGAACTCTTTCTCTCGGCTCTTCAAACTTCAAGCTAAGATACACCTTTCCGCTTTTGCTTGTGTTCTTCCACATAGCTACGCGCCACTCCTTACCGTCAACAAGACCCTTACCACTATAGTGTGGATGTTTTTCGCTTGCCCTCTCTTCGTTCTTAAACAGTGATACCGCGTTGTCCTTCTGATCGTATGCCATCTTTCTACCTCTTAGTTGTTGATTTAAACTGTCTTCATGCGCAAATTGCGCTATAACACTCTCGTACTCATTCAACCACTGCTCCTCTGTTCCGAAAGCTTCACTTCCACTCATGAATACGCCTTGCCCTCCGCTCTTGCGTTTGCCTGCATTGTTCTCCATACTTCAATCTTAGCCTCCGCTGCTGCAGTTAAAAACCTCAACCGCTCGTCCTCATAAACCGCTGTAGATAAAGCGTCCAAAAGCTTCAAGTAATCTGGATGTTGTAATGCCCACTGCTCCTTTGCCGCTACGGTGTCTTCTAAGGATTGTGTGAAAAGAATAGCTTTCTTGCTCTTCCTGAACTGATCCAGGTAGATCCTTTCTGCTCGAGCTTTCGCAATCTTGTCGGCGTTATCTCTTAAAAAGTCTAGCGCGCTTTCAACTGTTTGCTCATCAATCACAAAACAACTCCTTCATCTGGAGGGAATTTAGCCTTGAGCCCGTCTAATTTCAACACACCAGCCCTGGTAGCTCTGTCCAGTGTATCAAAGATGAAGGTGAATTGCCAGTCCAGAATGTCCGCATCTCCGTTGTGAGCGTCGGCGTGGCACCTATGGCACAAAGGCATAACGAATATATCCGAAGCTTTGTATCCCATACCGCCGCAAAATGGGGCGTTTCTGCTTGTTAAATGATGGGCCACTATAGTATCGTTCAACATAGCACACGCAGCACAAGGTAGCTTGCTGACCCATCTCAAATACTGTTTGCACTCCCACCTTTTCTTTTTTTCTAAACTCATATCTCACAAGCTCCAGCAGTACAAGCCAGCTCCTGGCTTCCTGTGGTGTTGTCGCTTTCTTCGACAACAGCGTCCCAGTCTATGGCAAGGTTAGATTTCTTTAACATTTCAGTATATTCTTCTGAGCTTATTTCTTCGTATGGAGCCGCTTCGTATATATGAGCGTCATCCGCTTTTGGTAAAAAACTAACCCCACTCAGTATATCAAAGTTCTCCCAACACCATGCCCCTACAGCCAGCCACTCGTCCTCTTCGATGTAGATTGTAACGCTTGGTTTGTGTTCGCACCAGTGAACTGAAAACTTCTTCCAAACTTCCAGATGTTCTAGCGCACTAACCTTATCCTTTGTGATGGATTTTGCGGGAGCCTTCATAGGGAACTCAAACACCAAAGCGTCCTTGTTGTATGGGTCTGGTATGAAGGGTTGTCCTGCGCTGATTAAGGCTTCATTTAGCGGGTCTTTGATGTCTTGCCTTACTCTTCTTATATAGTGCTTGGAATACGATGGGTGAAGCCCGGACCCCGCAACTCCAACTAACTGACTAACGGTTCCAGAAGGTTTAATACAGGTCGTAGCTACAGACTGCTCCACCTTTAACTTCCTAGCCCAGAGCTGGTTTGTTTCAACAACGTGCATCTTCAGGTCTTCCAGGTCAGCAGGGGTGGCATTTAAGATTGCGGGACAGTCAAAGACTCCCGTAAAGCTAACACCAAGTAGCCTCTCTTCCTCTGCGTTACGCTTCCAGACGGGACGAACATACCTGAAGTCTGTGAGGGTGGATTGATAGGTTCCCAGGATTGTAGCTAATCGAACTTTGCGTAGAATCTTGGGTAGGGTGTCCGAGGGCCTGAGAACAACCTCAGACAGGTTGCATAAGCCACAGCTCCTGAGAATCACTTCACTGCATGGGTTACACCCAAACTCATGGTCGGTGTCTCTCCTTTCTGGAGCAAGGTCTTTAGCTGCTTGGCGATTGAAAATACCCCTCTCCCCGCTCTTCGATTCATAGAGGGCTACCCACTCCCTCATAAATATCCCAATGTCTGGTTTCTCTGTGTAGCATACGGAATTATTTGCCAGGGCTCTCTGTGGGTTCTCTATGAACCACTGCCCCATCTTAGCCCTTTGCATACGCTCATCTGTAAGGTTGCTCAAGCTTAGCTCTGCCGCTCTACGAACCCCCCCGACTACTACAGCTTCTCCATTAAAGCAGAGAAGGTCGTGGCACTCTATGCTGGTGAGCTTTCGTCCAGAAGCATTTTGGAATATACGAATATACTGGTTAAACAATCTCTTCAGTGGATCTGGCCCAGAGGCTCTTCCGCCAAAGGTTTTAAGTCGAGCCCCAGAGGGTCTGATTCTAGAGAAGTCTATTTTGGGGATTAGCCCTTGGTACAGCAGGCTAATCAACTCCCGTAGGGCGCTGGCCCAACCAATCTTACTGTCTCGTACTACGATAGTGGTATCGGTATCATGGAAGGAATCTGATACGTCAGGTAGTTTGCTTATAAATTGCCTTTCTACACTAAACCCCACGCCGGTCCCGCAAAGCAGGACATAGAGGTTTTCATCAAAGGCCCTAACATGGTCCACAGCAATGAATGAGCAGTTGTATCCAGCCATGTGATCTCTTTCCAGAGCTGGCCCAGCAGTCATCAGAGCTCTCATGCTTGGCATGATTTCCATATCCAATATAGCTTGCTTCACCTCATCTGGCAGGGGCAGCTTTCTACCCTTGTGTGAAAGGGTTTCTTCCCAAAAACTACAGTACCTGTCTACAGTTTCTTCCCATGTCTCACGCCTTCCCTCTGAATCAAGGTAACGAGCATATCGGCTCTTGTGAATAAATCTCTGGTATTCGTCCACTACTTGTTTCTCCCCTCTAATATTTTCATCAAGTCATCAAGGTTGATGATTGCGAAAGCAATTCTATTCCCCTTCTCTCCAGCAACAACCGTGGGTATCAGGTCTGTCCCATCACACCCGGATACAGCTTGGTTCCAGGCGTCGTTAAAAAGCCACTTAGGAAGCTTGGTTCTAAACTTGCACTCAATTCCTAACAGGTCATGTTTCACATCCAAAGGCGTTCTCCTGTCCGATACTGGTATTCTCTCTCCACCACATATATCTGCGACCCTACGCTCAAATCTCTTCCATGGCTTATCCATCTGCGGTGACAGACTCTAGTGCAATCTTTTGCGGGAGGGACCCCTCTGTAAAGGCGTTCAACGAGGGCAGGTCGAGAAACAAATCCATTTCACACTCCGCCATATCCCAGTGTCTAGCTTTAGAGATGGAGAGCAGCGCGCTAGGCTCTCCTGGATCTTTAGAATAATATCTCTGTAATAACAACACGTTATCTACAACGTCAGCTAGTTCCCCCGCCCCCCTAATTGAGAATCTATCTATTTTGTCCTTTATAGACATAGACTTACGCGCATGAGCGACTAAAATGATGTGACACTCCAAATCCCGCACCGTTTCAGCTATTTTGAGGACGATTCTTTTTTGTGCCGTGTAGTCATCATTGGCTATGCCAGCGATTGTCATCAGACTATCCACCAGGATCATTCGGGTGTTGAATTTATCAATGGAGTACCGGATCACTGCCATCAAAGTATTCAAATCTACAGAGCCCATCTTGTCAAAGAAATATAGTTTATCAGAAGACCAGGAGCTAAAGTCCAGGGCAAATTCCAAGGTTGGAGTACTGTCTAAAGAGGCTTGCCTATAAAGCCTAACCAATTGGCTCCTAGGGGCCATCTCCAAACTAACAGATAAACATTTTACATTCTGGGTGAGGCTTGCCAAAAGTAGCTGTCCTGCCAAAAGGCTTTTCCCGGATGAGTTGATGCCAGCCAAGATCGTGCATTCACCTTCACGCAATCTAAAGCGATCTCCGAGATCTCCAAAAGGCAACATAACTCCTTGGATTTGTTCGGGAGCTAAATAGTGCTCTAGAACCTCTTGGGTGAAATAACTAGCAGGACGGACACTCTGCTCCTCTTCAATCTGCAGATAAGGAGCAATCTCTTCTTCGGTTAATGAATTCATTTCAAGCCCAACTGGGCTATATCAGTGTTTAATGATATTCTTTGGCTCTTGTGCTCCTCTGCATAGACTAAGTGATTCACATGCCTCAGGAGTTCTTCACGGGCTTCCAGCAGATGTTTAGAGAAGTCAGCTAAAGTGGCGGCGCAGTCATAGAACCCGTCAGGGTCCCTGGGAGAGGAGAGCAATAAATCAGCTACGCCAGTACAATCCATAGATACGTTAGTTATGTCTCGCTCAGCAGCGGCTCCAATAGCAGAAAGTAGATCAGTCATAGTTAAAATCCTCAGTCGTTTGCCTTGATGTAAGGCGGGAATAGCGAGTTCAGGTCCTAAATCCTTGATGGCGTCAGAGCGAGATTTATACCAGACGCCAGTTTGAGTGTCGTAGACGGAACCAGAACCAACCTTCATAACAGCCTCCAAAGTATAGATATGTAATATATCCTATCCTTCTCCATTACTAGGATCACCTTTCCCTATTACTGGTAACACCTTTCTCCATTACTAGGGGGACCGTTTCATAAGTAGGTATAACTCGCGCTCTATAAGGGAGCAGAGTTCAGATGTAACCATGTAACCGGTTACATAAGGGTCTACAACTGCTCTCCTATAAGGGGCTACAACTCCCTCTCTATGAGTCATTATTCAGATCCCCTCTATATGACGTAGAACTCAGAGCATGTTCCTCTATATGGCGTATTACTCAGGGACGATGAAAACATAGACCCTTTCTCCTATTCTGACGATGTATTCTGTTACGTCGCCAGCTACATTGGTTGAGCAGTATTCGGCGGAAGCGCAAGCGTCCAGTAAATACGCATCAATCATTTCAAGTGTTATGTCACAATCCATTCTATTTTTTCCCTGGCTTGTGTGATGGGACTTTTCTCCAAAACTCATCGTTTTCGTTGGCGAGTCCATGCTTCCCCGGATTATAAACCCAGTAGTCGCTGTCTTGCAAGTCTCTTGTAAATTTAGGGGAGTAACCATGGGGGTGCCACCACGGGCTCCTGCTACTCTGCGTCATTTTGGATACAGGCACAGACGTGCCAAGCGCACTCCTCCCCCATTTCACGTGAGCAAATCCTAAGTGCCCACCCGAATACTCCTTGGCAGATTCTATGTCATCAGCGGGACCTCTTAGGGGGATTTCCCGAATACCACTAGAATACGAAGCTTTTTCCGGGCCACGGTAGCCCTGGACATTCATGTATGATGTCCAGGCTGATTCTAGGGTGTGCTCACGGAGTTCTAATAGGTTTTCCCACCGCTCACTCGGGGACGCAGTGGTTCGGATGTACCCGATATGCTCGAGTATTTTATTCAGGATGTTATCGAGAGGAGCCGCACCAGACCTGTACGACTTGGTACGGGCTTCCTTTTCGAGATTCCGTATACGCCTAATAGAGTCTTTTATTACCTCAGAAGGCAATAAGTTACGTCGTTTCATCTTCGTAGTAATACTCGCCAGTGACGCCTTTGTCGAAGTCCCACTTGGGACCAACATACTTCATATTTGATACGCTCCTGTGGTGCATAGCGTTACTCACGGCGTCACGGAGCTTGCATACCTCGCTATAGAATACGTTGCCGTCCATCTCAAAGAAATGGTCAACAAAATTGTCCGCCGCAAAAAGCGCTAGGTAAGCAGACGAGGATGCTTTTTTAACATCTTGCTCTAATTGGGAGCTATTTTTTACTTTCGCCATTACCGCTCTCCTGTGGGGGGGATTGTAGCCCATCACTGGGACGTTTACCAACCTTGTCCATAAAGTAAGATTCCGCTACCCTAGCGTTAGTGAACCGCTTAGCCCTAAGGAAATAAGGTGCAGAAGTCTTGTCCAGCTCATAAATGTCGAGGTAGCGTGATTCTGGACGCCAGATAGCTTCGAAGCCGTCTTTTATCATAATTCGTGGTTTGCTCATAGCTCTCACAGTGTAGGAAATAAGGGTGCAGATTAGCACAGCACGGTTGGAAATGCAAAAACGGCGGAAGTAAGCCATTCTAGGTACTTATTTCCTACAAAGTAAGAGGGGCTGTTGCCTGACAGCTAAAATATCATCCTTGGCTCTGGATGGATCAGGTTGGAAAGGGGCTACTGCACGGCGCGCTATGACAGGGGGCGCGATTAACACGTGGGCAAAGTCAAACAGTTAACCCATGGTAGCCCATGCCACGACAATATCGTACAGTACCAAGCAACAATCACAGACGGGCCATAGTTTGACTATGCCCTGTCAAAAGACGAGGTATGTCCAAATGCACAGCATCTAGGGAGATAAGAATGACGGACACGGGGTTTTATTGGGTCCTGGCTTTTTTTGTGGTTGCAATGGTCTTCTTTTAATGCACGAGCGGGAACACGTAAAGGCACGACGTGATCGCCGCCGCACGAGAAACCTTGTACAGAAGCACAGCCCGTATAAGCCCAAAAAACACGCAACAGCGAAAAAGTACAATCGCCGTTCCCTGGTAGTGTTTGATGATTAGTGGTACAATTCAGGTCCTATAACCCGGATCTAGAATATGGCCTACTCGCTAAGCTTACGCGGAAACAGAAAAACACGTATACCCACGGTAACTGCAGGCGCGGAAACCTGCAGCGTAGATTGTGATTTTTGTTATGCAAAACGTCCCCCGTTAAAATGGCATTGGGATAAGGTGACCAGTGGAGAACGTGGCACGGATTGGCCTACCTTATGCACGGCAATTAAACGCCTACCTAGGGGGCAGAGGTGGCGCTATGCCCAGGCTGGTGACTTGCCACATAATGGGCACGGTCAAATTGATGAATCTATGTTGCGTCTGCTGGTGAGCGCGAACAGAAATAAACACGGGTTTACCTATACCCACCATCCTAGAACCCCGCACAATATCAGACTGGTAGAATGGGCAGGGGCACAGGGGTTCACAATCAATTGGTCAGCCGATAGTTACACGGAAGCCGATGAGATAGCGGCTAGCAGTACCGCGCCAATTGCTACCCTCCAGGCGACCGGATGCGATAAGATAGAATTCACCCCCGCCGGTCATAAGGTGGTTTCCTGCCCGGCAGACTGGCATGGCCTGGGCGGTATCGTGGGATGTGATACGTGTTCTATCTGCTACCAACACGGGCGACTTTTTATGGTGGGCTTCCCTAAAAGAGGAAGGGGCGCTAGGGTTACTCGATAACCCGCCCTGGATCCGCCTGGGGGCTCGAGCTCCGCTAGATCTAAGGTTGACCGTCTCCCGGATCCGGCGGGTGTCGTGGTCCCCGTACGTTAAAATTTAAACGTACAAAAAAACCCCGCCATGGCGGCGGGGTAATGTAGGAGGAAGCCTGTTTACTATCGCCAACAGGCGAGGCGATTAAACCATCAGAATTATTAGTAATAGAATGACCGCTATGATTAGCGTCTCGTTTTCATACTGATTCAAGCAACCCGCCAATAACGCGTAACGTCGTGCATAGCGTGGTCAGCCGCTTCCAAGCTTCGCGCCTGTTTCCATCGTAGGTCGGTCTGCTCGGTTGCGATCTTCATCGCGGACCGTTTAAGAATAGACCGCTGGCCTAGCAACATAGAATTGAGCCCTGGTGTATCGGACATGCCCAGGACCTTGGTCCCGTCTTTTTTGATTGTCGGGCGCTCGGGCTTCTCATGATCCAACCAATAAACGATGGCATTCAACGCGCCCCAGATCTTACCCCGTCGGGCGGGAGAATCTTGCCCAGGGGCGACCGTGTAAATATTTGAGATTGTTACTAGATGTTTTAGAAGCCGTTTCCGCCCCGCTATCGCCGTCCGTTCGGCTGCGGTCCGGTCCCTAACGTCTTTCGCCTGGGCCCAGTCTGCCGTGCGCGACAATTCCCGGTAGTTCTTCGGACCGCCGTGGTGGTAACTCGGGACCTGGTAAAGGGTCCCTCGGTTTCGCCATAATACTTCCAGGAAGTAGGCGCGCCGGTCATCTTCGCCCATGCCCAGGGAGAAGCGGTCGAAATCATCACGATTTTCCAGGAAAGTAGGATCGGCAATATCAGTGTGAACATTGCCCAGGGTAGCCCGTGAACGATGCGACCAGGCGCTAGCCGTCTTATCATTAAACTTGGTCGGGAAAGCATTCGAACAGCTAAGCATAACGGCTTCCAACCATAGGCGGGTTGATTGGCCTATTCCAGTGGTGAAACAAACCCAGGGCTCCGCCTGTTCTTCGCCATCGAACAGTCGCATTGTTGCCCCTTTAAGCTTAGCCGCTGCGAAGATCTGCCGCCCATAATTGATTGGCGACAATTGCTGAAATTCTAAGGTTATTCCCTGATTGGCCAGGGCGTTTACCTTGAATTCGAGCTCGGCGAAAAACTTAATCATATCGCGTGGTTGGTGCCCCTCGAACGTATAGCTATTAGCAACGAAGGTTCCAGATCCCCGAATGATATCGTTGTTCCTGGTGCAAGCTTCGACGCGTTTCGCATGATGAACAGGGTTAGCATCCGCGCCCCTGTCCATTAAACGATCAGCCGCCCATATCTTACGCGTGCCCCATTCAAAGTTAAGGCCGTGTTTCTCCAAGAGATAGTCGCCCGTGACCGGATCTAGAAAGTCCCGGATAGGTGGCATATCCTGCTGCGGCGCAAACCAGGCTTCCTTCTGTGAAAACCAGCTAGGCAGTCTCATATTAAACGAGGTTGGTGTTCCTGTTATCGGTTCCATTACTTAGTTCCTCCATAGTTATACCCGGCAGGTACGCCAGGGCGTGATGATTCATCTTTCCAGGATTGTGATCCTACGGCAATGCCGTCTTTATAGACGTGCTCGAGTACAGCGAAAGCGGCTGCAAATGGTATCCAGCCTGGGCGTTTTAGCTTATCTTCCATTGGCCATTCCCTGGCCGCGTTGATAAGCAAGGTGGTCCAATCGTCAGTTAAACGATCTAGATCACTACTGCGTTGGATTTTCATTATAGAAGTTCCTCGGTATTGTGCCGTTATTGGCGCGTTGATTTTACAGGATACAGGGGCAGATTGATAGCACTGGATTGATATAGGGTGGGCACACTCACACTATGAATTCTGGGCTTCACGAAAAGGTTACAGTTCCAAACCCAACCAGTTCCAAACCGCCTGGACCTGGCGCGAGAATCCCGCCCGCAGCCGGGCGCGTCTTCGAAGATCCGGCGCTCGAGCTCGAGCAGATCCGGTCAGATCTTCCAGATCCGTTCGGCCAGGTCCGCCCGGTATGTTTAATTCGCCCGGCCATTTAACATACAACAAAGGAAACAAGGTTATTTTATCCCTGATAACGCCGTTTGCTAATATTAGAATATTATAATTTTCTGCCCCGGTATAGGGAGTTGCTGTTCTCGACTTGTCGAGGCCTTGTAGGTAGTACCCCCCTTTTGTTTTTAATTCTTTTTTGATATTGTCCCCATACAGCGGAGGGAATTTTGAGGCACCTAAAAAACACGACATATTTAAAGCACCTACTATTTGTCTGGAAGATAAGCGCAATGCTTGTCCTGATATCGATTGTGGGGGTAATTCACGGTATATTTCCCTTTCTGTACGAGAGGTACGTCTCATCTAAATTAAGAGAGCTTGACGAGCTTTTAGACACTGCCTTTGAGGTGGTCTAAGGGTTGATGTCAAACGTCGCTTAGAGGGGCTATTTGGGGGCTTAGAATGGATATTGAAGACTTTCAGAGAAGGTTAAAACAGAAGCACTTCGACACAGAGTTTGAAATGCAGAGGATGAAGTACGGTGGTGCTGATCCAATGCTAGAATTGGGGGTGAGGCTTGAGCCTCACATGCAAGTCCTGCCTAGTATATTAAAGCCATATGCGAGAAGGGTAGTAACCGCTGTTAATATCAGCCCCGGAGCGGCTAAAGACTGGTTTGGCAAGGAAAGCGGGAGCGCTCCTGAGATATATGCGAAAACCAACGATCCCCCTTTAAGCGTTCCTGAGCTATACGAAGATTTGTCCAACAAAGGGCTTCTTGCAGAGAGCATAAAGAGTGTTGAGGATTTAGAAGCATATCCTCAATACCCTATGGATAAGGGGTTTATTGGGCATACGAGCTCGAAACTTCCAATCCAAGCATGGAACCACGAATTAAGACATGAAGGAATAGAGGCTTTAGAATACGGTATACCGCGCGTAATTGAGGAAGTGCTTACAAGGATGTATGATGCAGAGTATGGAACGGAAAGACGGAAAAAAGACGCCAGATTGTATATAGAGAAGATTGCTGAAGACAATAAAATGTCCGTAGAAGAGCTGATGAAATACATGAAGGAAAATGCGCCTTCTGAATTTGCAAGGAATACAGACGCGCTCAGAATGATTGATCAACTGAAAAAGAAGTTCAAAGAAAGAAAACTCAAAGAAAGACAACAACAATAACGAGAGAAACGCTATGGCACACTTTGATACAGACATTTACGCAGCTGAGCGACCGGGCTATCTTGGGGTTGCGCCAAGTGAGGTTCCTAGAGGGGGTGGAATAAGCGGCCCCGCTGAAGAGGCGATTCGTCAAATGCAGGAAGAAGAAACTGCACAAAGGATGGAGTATATGGCACAGCTTATTGCTAGGTTGCAGGGGCATGAAAGAACAGGACAGGAGCAAATGGGCCAATCTCCGCGTGACCAGAGACGCTGGATGAATGAAGGGGCCAGACGTCAGCCTGTCCCCACAGCCACTAGAGGTGGCCCTTCCCAGATTCCAATGCGAAGCGGCGGAAGAAGGGGCTTGCTACCAACAATTTCTCCACCGGCTTTAGAGCATGAAATGCTGAGTGAGATGTCGGGTGGGCCAGAACCAATGTACGGAAGAAACAGACCGCTTGATCCTGACTTCCGCGAAACGATGGCAAGACTGGTAAGACAGCGAATAAACCCAGCATCAGAGCGTACCACCTATGGGGGTGGCCCAGTAGATATTAATCCGATTAGTTCGCTTGTTCGTAGAGCGAGAGCTCCGCTGCCTAACGATATGGGCTATCCATCTCCCCCAGCAGCAGCTAGGAGAGGACCGCCTCCAATGCACCTTAGACGAAGGGGAGTATCTCCATATGGCCCTTCTCAGTACGAAGAGCCTCCTTTCAGAGCAAGCGAAAACCAGCTTCCGTGGGTATGGCGGTAGGATGGTAACTGAAAAGCAAGGCAAGTTCATAGAGGCTTATTCCCTAACGGGAAACGCATCTAAAGCTGCTATTTTTGCGGGGTACTCTGAGAAGACCTCCAAACAACAGGGTCACAAGCTTAAAAAGCAGTTCGCTAATGAGATAAAGGAGCACATAGAGCGAAACTTGCTTGATGCTGCTCCTATGGCTTTAGCACAGATGCGTGAACTAGCCTCTGAAGCTATTTCAGAGAGTGTTAAGCTTGCTGCTAACAAGGACATCCTCGACAGAGCGGGATTGAAGCCAACTGAGCGAATAGAGCAGACTATCTCAAGGGTAGAGCAGTCTTCAACGAGAGATTTGATGAGAGAGCTGGATATGCTCACAAAAAGGGAAGTTGTTGAAGAAGAGCAGATTCCAGAAAGGCTGAACTAATGCCTTCAGAGAAGGTTGGAGGAGGCTGGAGATGGGGGAAGAAAGGCAAAATCTACAAAAGGAAATCAGATGCTGACAAGCAGGGTAGAGCCATACACGCAAGCAGAGACGAGGGAAGAGCTGGAAAGAGCGGTAGAAATCGCAAGAGAACTAAGAAAGCGTGAGCGATTCAACAGGCTTGATTTCTACGATCCCTACCCATACCAGATAAACTTCCACAGCACTGGAGCTTCAGCCAATCAGAGATTGTTGATGGCTGCTAACCGCATAGGAAAGTCCTATTGCGGGAGTGCTGAGTTAGCAATGCACTTGACTGGATTATATCCAGACTGGTGGAAAGGAAAACGTTTTTTTAAGGATATAATTGCATGGGCTGGTGGGGTTTCAAATGAAACCACTAGAGACATTGTGCAGTATGAATTATTGGGTTCCCCTGATGACCCGGAAGCATGGGGTAGCGGATCTATTCCCAAGCATTTGATAATAAAAGCAGAGCGAAAACCCGGCGTCCCTAATGCAAAGAGTGTTGCCCTTATTAGGCACGTGTCAGGCGGCAACAGTTCGCTCTTTTTCAAAGCCTATGAAATGGGTGTTGAAAAATGGCAAGGAAGATCAGTTGATTGCATTTGGCTTGACGAAGAGCCTCCACGGGATATATACTCACAGGCTGTAACGAGAACCCTGGATAGAAAAGGCATGGTGTATATGACCTTCACTCCTGAAATGGGCATGACAGAAACCGTAGCGGGTTTCTTGAATAACTTAAAGCCTGGACAGTCCCTCAACAACGCTACTTGGGACGATGCTTCTGAAGACGTTAAGAGCTTACTGGGGAGTGCTGGACATCTTAACCATCTTGTGATGGAGCAGATCCTTTCGAGCTACAGCCCACATGAGCGTGAGATGAGGCGCTATGGTAGGCCAACAGTAGGTTCTGGGCTTGTATTTCCTATAATGGAAGAGAAGATTATCGTAGATCCATTCCCAATACCAGAGTATTGGCCTAGAATCTGCGGAATTGATTTTGGATTCGACCACCCAACAGCCCTTGTGTGGCTGGCTTGGGACAGGGACGAGGATGAGATGTATGTATACGATTGCTATCGACAGGCAAAAGCGCCTCCTTCTGTACATGCGTCGGCGATTAACAATAGACCCAGGTTCATACCTGTTGCATGGCCTCACGATGGTAATAGGCGTGACTCAATGGGCAATCCTGGATTGGCAGATCAATACAGGGCTCTTGGGTGTAATATGCTACCATTCCACTTTGAAAACCCTCCAGCTTTGGGGGAGAAAAAGGGCGGAAACTCGATTGAAGAAGGCATAATGGCTATGCTGCAAAGAATGGAGGACGGTAAATTCCATGTCTTTTCAACCCTTGGTGATTGGTTTCAAGAGTTTAGAATGTATCACAGGAAAGAGGGTAAAATCGTCCCCTTACACGATGACTTAATGTCTGCAACAAGATACGCTGCAATGTCAGCTAGATTTTCTGTTGCGGAAGATGACCCAACATGGACTAAAGACATGGATTATATGAATTATGGTATTGTTTAATGGCTGAAAAAATTAGCGAAGAAGACATTGTAACAAGAATACGTGGGGAGATTACCGACTCTCTTGGCTACAGTGATACTATCTCTAAGCAGCGTGAAATGGCTATGGACTATTACTACAGCTTGCCCTTCGGAAACGAAGTGGAAGGTCGCAGTCAGTTCGTAGACTCTACCGTACAGGATACTATTGAATGGCTAAAGCCCTCTCTGATGCGTGTATTCGCGTCAGGAGACACGATGGTAACCTTTTCTCCTGTAGGTCCTGAAGATGTAAAAGCGGCAAAACAAGCTACGGATTACGTTAATCACGTATTTATGAAGGATAACCATGGTTGGGAGATCCTTTATTCTTGGTTTACAGATGCGCTATTACAGAAAAACGGAATTGTTAAGATTTGGTGGGATGAGTCTGAGAAATGGAATAGGGAAGAATACAAAGGTCTTGATGATGAAGAGCTTGCCGCTCTTGTGGCTGACGATGACGTAGAGGTTATTGAGCACACCCCGCCAGGGGAAGAAGTGGAGTCTGATTATGGGGCTACCTCATCCGAGGGGCATCACATAGTTATTACCAGGAATGTAAAGAGGGGTAGCGTTCGCATAGAGAATGTTCCGCCAGATGAGTTTCTAATTTCAAGGGAAGCTAAGACGCTTCAGGATGCAAGATTCGTTTGTCACAGGGTTCCTAAAACACTATCAGATCTCAGAGAGATGTACCCCGATCAAAATCTTGAACCTGAAGATTTAACTGGCGGTGGTTTTGATGAAGACGAATACTCAATGGAAAGGCTTTCAAGGTATGAGTTTGACAAGTCTGCAAATTATTGGGGTGATGCGTGGGGAGGCGGTTCTTACGATGAGTCCCTGAGAACTTATTGGTTACATGAAAGCTTCCTAAGAGCAGATTACAATAATGATGGTATAGCTGAATTACGCAAAGTTTGCACTGTTGGAAACAAAGTGCTGTCTAACGATGAAATAGATCGTTATCCATTCGTTTCTTTGACGCCCATAAAAATACCGCATAAGTTTTTTGGACTGTCTGTTGCTGATTTAGTAATGGATCTTCAATTGATGAAGAGCACATTGATGCGGAATTTGATGGACAACATGTACAACCAGAACTTTGGTCGTTATGCAGTCCTTGAAGGTCAGGCGAATCTAGATGATTTGCTAACCCAGAGGCCCGGAGGTATAGTTCGAGTTAAGAGCCCGAATGCGATTATGCCTCTAACAACGCCGCCATTACAGCCCTATTCGTTCCAGATGCTCACATATCTTGATGGAATTCGTGAGTCAAGATCAGGTGTATCTAAGAATACACAGGGATTGAATGATGATGCGTTAAAGTCCCATCAGACAGCAACTGCTGTTGCGCAGGTTATGACTGCCGCACAAGCTAGAGTTGAGCTCATTGCCAGAAACTTTGCGGAGACTGGTGTAAAGGAGCTTATGCTGGGTATATATGAGTTAGTTCAAAAGAACCAGGATAAGGAGCGGGTTATACAGTTGAATAATGAGTGGGTTGCTGTAAGGCCAGATATGTGGAGAGACAAATCAGACTGCACTATATCGGTTGGCCTTGGTCATGGTAATCGTGACCAACAGATGATGCACTTATCTCAAATGATGCAATTCGCTTCTCAGGCAATGTCTGGAGGACTAAATATAGTAACAGAACAAAACCTATACAACATGGGTGCTGCTTTAATACGGAACATGGGGTTTCAGAATGTTCACGACTTCTTGACAGACCCCTCCGTTGCTCCTCAAAAGGCAGATCCGCGCCAAGAAATGGCGCAAGCTGAACTACAGATAAAGAAGGGAGAGCTGGAGATTAAATCGGCTGAGACACAACTTAAAGCGCAGAAACTACAACTTGAAACTGCTAAATTGCAATCTGACAATCAATTCAAAATGGCAGAATTGGCATTGGAAGAAGAGCAGAATAGAGCTGTTGCGATAGGAGCAACATGACAGACGAAGCTAGAGAAAAAAATGCTAAACGACTTCTACAAGATCCATTATTCGTAGAATCATTCCAAGTTGTAGAACAAGAGATTTTAGACCTGTGGAAAACCACTGGGTCAAACGATGTAGACCAGCGAGAAGCTTTCTGGCTGGCACTGCGACTGCTTGAAAGGCTGAAAGGACATATCACCTCTGTTGTTCAAACAGGGGAAATGGAAAGGATGCTAGACAAGCAACACCCGTACATCTAAGGAGAATTTATTATGGCGGATACGCATGAAGCCCCGCAATTGCCGGAAACGGTAGTAGGAGGTGCTGGCAGTATAGCAAAAGCACAAGAGGCGTTAATTGGACTTATGGGAACCGATGAGGACATCCCTGAGGAAAAGGAAGCCACACCGGCGGAAGAGGTAGAGTCTACTGAGGAATCTCAAGACGAACCATTGGAAGCGGAATCTGAAGACGATTCTGAGGAGTATGAGGAAGAGTCTGAAGAGTTTGATGAAGAGAGCGAGGAGGAAGAGGAGCCTGATTCCTACACTGTTAGAGTAAACGGTGTAGACCATGAGGTGTCCCTTGGAGAACTCGTAAAAGGTTATTCTCGACAATCAGATTACACCAAGAAAACCCAGGAAATAGCTGAAGAAAGAGGCCACATGGAGAAGGCGTTAGAAATGGCGCGTTCAGAAATTGGACAGATTCAGCAGGAACGGGAAGAATACGTTGCGTCATTGCAGAACGTAATAGACAACTCAAACGAACATCTTCAGCAGTTTATGAACGTCGATTGGGAACGTCTAAAGGAAGAAAGTCCTATAGAGTATGTTACTCTACGAGAAGACTATAGAGATGCGCAAGATCGTGTCCAAGCTATGTTCCAGCAGCAAGAAATGGTTAGGGCAAAGCAAGCAGATGATGCTGCAAGACAGCATCAAACTGTGGTAGCAAGCGAACATCAGAAGCTTGCTGACAAGCTACCAGATTGGAATGATCAAACCAAGAGGCAAAAAATAGGAACTCAATTACGAGACTATGCAACTGGTTTGGGATATTCCCCCCAAGAAGTTGGATCTTTGGTAGATCACAGATCGTTGCTTGTATTGCGAAAGGCTATGCTTTATGACAAAGCCAATCCCTCTAAAGTTGCATCGAAAAAGCTCAGAAACAAACCGAAGGTGGTATCTTCTGGGTCTATTAGGGACAAATCCACTAATTCTAAGGCGACACGTAGAAAACAAATGGAGCGTCTTCAAGGGTCAGGTCACATCGATGATGCGTCTGCACTTCTAGAGGATTTTATAGACATTTAAAATAGGAGGATTGCATTATGGCAGTTCCTGCAAATACTAGGCTAACCTTTACCGGTATTGGTATTAGGGAAGACCTAAGTAACATTATATACAATATCAGTCCAACGGATACACCATTTCTTAACGGGTGTGGCAGAGGAACCGCTGATAACACTCTATTTGAGTGGCAGACAGATGAGCTATCAACTCCTACTGCTAACAGGCAGTTAGAGGGTGATGATTATGCTTCGACTGCTGCAACAGAGCCGAGGCGTTTGACAAATTACACCCAAATCTCCGCAACGCAAGTCCAGAGTTCTGGAACTGCTGAAGCCGTGGATTTTGCTGGGCGTAAATCAACTCAGGCTTATCAGCTTGCTAAACGTGCTAAAGAAATGAAGCGCGATATGGAACAGATGCTACTTGATGGTACAGCTAAAGTTGCTGGTGGTGCTGGCGCTGCCAGAGAGTCTGCGTCTTTCGCTACTTGGGTTGGCACTAACGTTATCGGTACAACGCCTATCGTAGCTGCGTCTACTGGCCTTGGTCTTGTTAATAACGGTGCAGCAGGTTATCCTGATGGCACGACAAGTTCCTTGGGTGGTGGTGCTAATACGGCTGTTTCACTTTCTCTAATCAATGAGGTAGTGGGCCGCATTTGGGACCTAGGTGGATCACCTGATACCATTTTGTGCAGAAGTGATGTAAAGCAAACCATTAGTTCCGCCGCTGTTGGTGGTTCTGTTGTTGCTGACCCTGTAGGTAACACTTCGGGTAGCAAAGCCATCACCGCTGTAAATGCGGTTGACGTTATGGTAACAGACTTTGGTACGTTTAAGGTTGTCCCTGATCGCCATTTGCCAGCCGGTAACTGCGATTTCATTGACTTTGATCTGTGGTCTGTCGATTATTTACGTCCCTTCCGTACAGAAACTCTTGCCAAATCTGGTGATAGTGTGAAGCAGCTTTTGATTGCTGAGTACGGTTTGCGTGCGAAAAATGGTCTTGGCAGCGGCATGCTCAAGAGCGCAATTTAATTTGCTTTGGTGTAGCCCCCTTCGGGGGGCTTAACCTCACAGGAGAAACAAGATGGCAAATATAGGACAACCACCCAGCAAGGGTAGTGCAACAGCTATTGGCCCCGATATGAACCCGCCGCCTTATAGTGAAGGGGAGCCTAAACTTAGAAAGTATGGCCCCGGTAAGGATGGTGCTTTAGGCTCTACTGAACACAACGGAAGTATAGATAATGTCATAAGTACACAAGTTGCTAAGGTAGGCAAAGTGTATGGCTGGTAAAAAAAGTAAGATTTCAAAACAGAGTTCAATCAAGAAATCAAAGACTACAAAACCCCCAACCAAAGAAGAAAGTCTTTCCAGGGTTGTAAGGGACATGGAGGCTATTACGACAGGCAAGGATTCGAGGCATCATTTAAGATGAAGAAAAATGCTGTAGCGAAATCTACTCCAGTAGAGACATTTCATTCCAATGCGGATGAGACAGAGTTTACTATAAATACCTATCAGGATTGTGAACCTATACTGGACGAAAACAAGAAAGCATATAATAATTATGGCGACTTGCTTACTCCAGGCAAGGCTGGCGAAGGTGTAAGGGTTGCATCTATACCGCTAAATGTATGGACTCAGTGGATGAAAGAAACCAATGGGGCAATAGAGAAAGATCATAAACTTATGAAGAAGTATCTAAACGACCCTGATAACAAATATTTTAGAACGACACCAACGAGGGTTTAATTATGTGGTTATATGCACATGGTGTTTTAGGACACACGCAAAGAAACTATAGAATTCTGAATCAAAGCGTATTCTTCTCGAAACGTAATGTGACCTAATGGCTATAGGCACTTACAGCGAACTGCAGACTGCTGTAGCTAACTGGTTAGACAGGGATGATCTGACAGATAGGATAACAGAGTTTATTGCTTTAACGGAGGCCCGAATGAATCGGATTCTCCGCTTGGCGATAATGCTGAATGTAGATCAGACTACATTAGGAGGAGCCGCTGCATTAGTGGGCGGAACTAGGGATTATGCATTGCCTTCTGGTTATCTTCAGATGTTAGATTTTCATTTGAGGACTGATCCTATAACTACGTTATCCTACATCACTCCTGAGAATATGAATAGGATGTGGGCTGGTAGTCAAGTTGGAAGGCCGGAAGCCTATACAATCTTTTCTGACAATTCTAGTGGAACACCTATAAAGAAGGTGAAAATTGGTCCCTCTCCAGATTCTGCTTATAACTATTCAATGATGTTTTACAAGAAGATTGATGCTCTCTCGATTACTAATACTACAGAGCAGATGTTGACAAACAATCCAGATGTATATCTGTACGGAGCGTTGATGGAGGCAGAGCCATTCCTGATGAATGACGCTAGAGTTCAA